GGCCTGGGAACCTGATGTGTGCAAGCACTCAGCATTCACCAGACAGCTCCTCCGTCCGAGAGGCTATTCCGCTCCGGAAATAGTGACGCATCACAACTGTCACTACAATAAGTTGGTTGGCTTAAGTGCCCGCCATCTTTTAAACAACAATCCGGAGCCAGAATGGCTTCAACACACCGAACACGGCACAGTGTTTCTCAATCCAGATAGGTTGCAAGGCCTAACACAACATGAGTGGATGGATGAGTTGCTGTTGACTATGGACAAACTAGCAAATAGAGGCTACGTCGAATTTTCGGATTCAGTAGATTATATACGCAAGTTTGTGGGTCCGAAGTTCCGCCGGCTAGTGCAATGTTATGATAAAACGCATCGTAACAATCACATCAAAACCAAAATCACCAGTTTTGTTAAAGCCGACAAATACGAACCGGACATAGCCGCGACAAAACCGCCTCGGATGATTCAGTTCAGAGATCCAGGCACAAACGTCGAAGTCAACCGATTCATGGAACCCATCGAGGAGTTAGTGTTGAAAGGAAAAGGATTAGGCAAGAACGGCTTGCCCGATTGCTCGAAAGGGTTAAACCTGGACGCTAGGGCTAAGCTATGGGCTGAGAAACGCAGGGTGATGAAAAATCCTGTTTGCTTGAAGGCTGACTACAGCAAGTTCGATGCACATCTTCACACGCACATAATAAGTGCTACCCATCGCCTTTATGAGGCAATGATGGGAATCCCCCCTGGCTTCATGGACTTTCAACTCGTGAACAAGGCCGAGACGGGGAAAATCACTTATAAGGCGGTCGGGACCCGAATGTCGGGCGACCGGGACACCGGGGGTGGCAACTCTATTGTTAATATCGCGATTATCAGAACAATCGAAAGGGTATCAGGTATTGACATAGAGTTCCTTTGCGATGGAGATGACTCTTTGATTTGGGTCGAAAGAGACCAAGTCGATCAATTCATCGAGTGGTTGGGAATAATTCCCAAGTTTGCAGGAATGAAGTTGGAAGTTGAACGCGCAGAAACGTTGGAGGAAGAAGAGTTCTGCCACTCAAAATTGATCTTAAATGAACAAGGGGAGTGGAAATGTTTCATGGATCCATTGCGCACATTACATCGCGCATTTTGGGTTGTGAACAAGGACGGGAACAGACAATGCGGACAACTTTTCAAGGGGATTGTAGAGGCAAACAGACACGTGAGTGCAGGCTTACCGATAGTTCAACCAGTGATGGACTTTTGGCACAACAAGCTCAACTCTTTTCAATCGCAAGTGGAATCGGTGTGGGGAGAAGGTGACCGTTGGAAACAAGAGCAGCAACGATCTGAGATCAAGAAAGATTTAGCTGACTACGTTGATAGTGACTACATGAGACATCAAGTGTGGTTATACTGGGGACATACGCCTGAGTTCCAGAGGCAAATAGAGGATGCTTACATCAATGGCACTCTATGCGATCTGACATGGAACAGGAAGCGACCCAGCAAAAGCGCTCGTACAGAGATGCCATCGCCTATCAATTTTGTTAACAACAGAGCCTTCCCCTGGCTAGA